AAAGCAGGCCTTGATATAACTGGTATGACCGTAACAAGTGGTGAGATTACAACAATCGACATCAATTCTGGATATACTGGATATTCTTATGATTTCCTTAAAGACAATAGTAATTGGACTGAACCAATTGTAGGTGATGGTATAGTATCATCAGTTCATTGGACACCGAATGTGAATTTGGTTTTTAGAAAAATGAGTAACACTTTAAGAAACGAAATCGTGGAATTAACAAAAGGTGAAGTAGTGATTTTCATAAAAGATAGAAATGATATAATCTGGGCATTGGGAACAGATAGAGGTATGCAGATGGTGGCTTCTACTGGTGGTCAATCAGGATCAGTATTAGAGGAATTAAATGGTGAAACCCTTTTATTCACAGGTGCTGAAAGTTACAAGACCTATACAATGGCAACAGATGCGAACGCAGTAATAACAGCATTACTGACTTAAAAGAAGCATATTAGTATTATTTATTTAGAACCTCTTATAGAAATATAAGGGGTTTTTTCTATTAATAATTTGTAGTAATAACTAAAATTATTATGATTATTGGAAGTATTGAAAAAATTAAAATTCCTGTTATTCTTTTTATTGTGTTCATAGTGTTTTTTATTTTAAATATACTACACTTTTATCAAAATACCAAATTTTCATTTACAAAATCAACTTTTTTATATATATAGATAAGTAAGATGGAACTCGGCGAAAGTCGGCATCAAACTAAAAAAAACTAAAAGATAGATGAGTTTAAGATTTTTATATAATGATACAACTGGAACAACTTTTAATTTAATCATACTTGGTATAACTACAATTGGGGACACATACTATATGGATTTTGAAAATGAATTAACTGATGTATCAACAGGAATAACTTTAACAGACACAAGTTCCTACCCAGATACATATTCCACTTTTGAAATAATGATAAGTGGATTGACTTTAAGTGAAGGGTGGTATAGATATAGAATTTATACTGATGATACTAAAACAGATTTACTAAAATACGGACAATGTTATTGTTATGATACAGAAGGTAAAGTAGAGAATAGTCCTGATGATGTATCTTATACTGAAACTAAAAATAAATATGTATATAAAAAATAAAATAATAAAATGGAATTAAGTTTGAAAACTGAAAAAAATGACGGAAGATTTTTATTTAGTGCTTTATCGTATCAAGATGATATAGTCCTACCAACTTTTAATGATGCGAGACATCTTGATTGGGTAAAATATGGTGATGATAATATGTTTCCTCACGAATTATTAACCTTATTCAACAAAAGTGGAATACACAATGCTATTATAGAAAGTAAAACTCGTATGATGAGTGGTGATGGTATAGTTCAAGATAAAACAGAAGGGTTTAGTGATAAGACACAAATGTTTATTGATAAAGCAAATCCTTATGAAAGTATGGATCAGGTTTATGGTAAATGTGCCATGGATTTTGAATTATATGGACTGGCTTATATAGAGGTTCTATGGGGAAAAGGTAAAAAACAGATTGCTGAATTACACCACATAGACGCAACTAAAATTAGATGGAGTAAATTAAATGATAAGAATAGAATAGATACATTCTATTATAGTCGTGATTGGAGTAATTATAGAAAAGAACAATATGTTCCAATTGAAATACCAGTTTTTAATGACGAAAAAAGAGAAGCAAGACAGATTATACCAATTGTAAGATATACACCTGGTTTAGACTATTATGCGTTTCCTGATTATATAGCATCTACAAAGTGGATTGCTATTGATACAGAAATTGCCAATTTCCATTTTAATAATCTTAAAAATGGTATGACACCATCTATATTCTTTGGGTTCCCAGTAGGAGATACTACAAATGAGGAACGTGAGGTGATTGATGAAAAGATAAGAGAAAAATATGCTGGAACAAATAACGCTTCAAAATTTATCTTGGCTTTTTATGATGCGGAGGGTGATAAGAAACCAGAGGTTACAATATTAGAAAGCCCGAATGCTGATAAGATGTATGACATCTTAAATAAAACCACACTACAACAAATCTTAGTGGGGCACAAGGTAGTAAATGAAAATTTAGTAGGTATATCAACACCAGGTAAATTAGGTTCATCTAACGAGGTTTTACAAAATTACGAATTATATTTTAATACTGTAGTTCAACCCGAACAACAAAAAGTGTTGGATCAATTTAGAAGAGTTATGTTGATAAATGGTATGAACGATATAAGTATATTAGATAATAAACCATTGAGTATGGAATTTAGTGAAAGTATAATGGCACAAATATTAACTCGTGATGAAATGAGAGATGTAATAGGTTATGAACCAGGTGCTGTTGAAGAAAAAGTAGATGAAGAGGTTTTAGAAGAGGATATAACTGAAAGTGATGATGAAATTTTGATTAATAAGGTTAAGTTTAAGAAGATATTTGCTGGTGTTAGGACAATTGATAAGGGTAATGCTGGAACAAAAGTAGGTGAAGCGAATTTAGATGATACTTATATGTGGCGAACTACCACAAGTGATCCTTCTTGTAAAAGTTACGAGATACATCCAATGGACTTGGCAAAAATTCTACAATGGAAAAACAAGGACACAATGGCACAAGAGGTTTTAGAAGAGGATATAACTGAAAGTGATGATGAAATTGTGGTTAATAAGGTTAAGTTTAAGAAGATATTTGCTGGTGTTAGGACAATTGATAAGGGTAATGCTGGAACAAAAGTAGGTGAAGCGAATTTAGATGATACTTATATGTGGCGAACTACCACAAGTGATAATTGTCCTTCTTGTAAAAGTTACAATGGAAAAACAAGGACACTTGAAAACTGGTTAAAATGGGCAATCCCAGGACAAAGATCAGGAACAAATTTTGGTAGTGATAAGACATACATAAGTCCATTTACAAAACAAGATGGAGGAGTTCCATATGGAACTTTTTGTGAAGAAGATTGTCATTGTAAATTGGTAAAAGTAGGTAAAGTATAAAAAAAATAAGATATATGAAAGAAATTTGGAAAGATATAGAAGGATATGATGATTACCAGATAAGTAATTGTGGTAGATTGAAAAGTTATAAAGGTAAAACCGAAAGGATACTTAAAGAGAGTATTAGTCGTGGTTATATTATGTATTCAATTTGGAAGGACAATAAAATGAAAAATCTTAAATCACACATTTTAGTTTGGGAACATTTTGGTTCAAGTGAAAGATGTGATTTACATATAGATCATATAGATCACAATAAAACCAATAACCATATTGATAATCTACAATTACTATCACCCAGATATAATACAATTAAACATCACAATAGAAAAGGTAATTTATTGGGTTCATCATATAAAAAATCAAATAAAAAATGGCAATCACAGATTTATTCTAATGGTAAGAAAAATTATCTTGGTTTATTTGATACAGAATTAGAAGCACATAATGTATATAAAGATGCATTACAAAAAATAAATATAAAAAGATGAGTGATAGAGTTTTTTTCATTAGTGTAAATGATTTGACTGAATACACAACTATAAATTATGCGGTAGAACCAAGCCTATTAGAGAATAGTATATATGATGGACAAAAAATAGATATAGAAGCGATAGTTGGGACACGATTATATAAGAAATTGGAACAAATGATCACAGGATCAACCGTAAGTGGATACTATAAGGAACTTTTAGATGATTATATCTTTGATACACTGATAAAATCAGCAGAAAAGAGAACTTTACTATGGGTTTATAGTAAGATTAGGAACAAAGGTGTAGTAAATCAAGAGGGAGATACTGATGCAACAGTTGATATAACTATTTTGAATAAGATGAAACAGGAATTAAGTAATGATTTTGAGTATTATGCTAATAAATTAAAGTCTTATTTATGTGAAAATAAAGATAATATAGCAGAATATAAGGATTATAACCCTGATAGTAAGGACTATTATATAAAACCAGACAAAACAGATAGTTATTTTAGTGGTTTATTCTTAAATGATGTTCCAAAGAGGGATTGGAGGAACGAAGCGTGATACTAATTATTTATCTATTAGTGGTTTATGGACTAACTAACATAATAGTCAATGAAAGTATATTTGATAAATTTGTAGATAGTTTTAAGGACTTTCCATTTTTTTATCAATTACTTTCTTGCTCGACTTGTTTATCATTTCATATTGGGTGGCTTTTATATATATTAGTGTCGATAGACATTTCTGGACTTTGGTTTGTTGATTGGTTTTTAGCAGGGTTGATGAGTAGTGGATTTGTAAATATAATAGAACATATAAAAATAAAATTTGGTGAATAATGAGAATAATGGGATTGAGTTTATTACAAATAATTTTATGGGGTGGTTTTTGGTGGTTAATAGTATATTATAGTTTTTGGTGGTCATTAATAATAGTAATAGTAATACCAGCATCTATTTTAATGTATGAATTTACTTGTAAAATTGGATTAAAACAAAGAAGAAATAGAGAATTAAGGGAGTATTTTAGTGGATAAAAAAAATCAAGAATAATGACGAAACAATATAAACAAGTTTTAGATAAATTAGCAGAAATTGCTTTAAGTGGAACAAGTGAGAGCATAGTTGATTCTGTTTATGAAGTAGCGAGTGTGGCAAGATCATACCCATTAACAATAATAGATCCTCTATATAAAAATCACACATATCAAAATGGTATGCTGAACTTAAATGTAGATTTATATTTTGTAGATTTAACTTATCAGGATCGGTTAAATGAACTTGATGTGATAAGTGATATGGTGAGCACCGCAATTCCATATGTAAATTATTTAAGAGATCAAGAGGATACACTTGGTTTTTATTTTAGAAAAGATACAGGATCAGTAATCAACTTTGAAACATTTCATATGAAATGGGTAGATTTTGTAGCAGGTGTAAAACTGACATTAAATATATCTATACCTGATAATGGTGATCTTTGTAAAAATATATTTAATAAATAATGGTTGGAACTAATTGGGTTAGACTTAAAAAGATAATAATGGAATATGGTAAATCTGTATCAGGCGAAATGCGTGATAAATTAATGGATCAAGGACATATTGATACTGATAAATTAAGACAATCCATAAAACCATATACAGAATTTGAAGATGATAGACATTTTCTATATGTAAGTTTTGTTCATTACGGACAATATGCTGATAGATGGTTTAAGAAAGGAACAAGGATATTAGATGTTCCAACATTCGTTCAACCATGGTATGATAATGTAGATAAACTAACTGAACTAATTGAGGAGAGCGCCCGTGATGATATAGCAGATAATATAAGTAGATTTGTTGATGAATATAATAACAGATAAAAAATAAAAATAAGAAATGAGTTTAGGATTGATACAAGAACCAGTAATTTTATCACCAGTGAATAACCCATTACCAATTGTTTTTAGTAGTGGCGATAGTGGAGAAGATGGTTTTAGATATAAAGTGGTTTTACAAAATAATAAAGGAGATGACACGGAGGTATGGATATACCCAGATACAGATTATAGTAATTATTGTATCTTTGATTTTAGTATGTTAATGAGTGATGTAATTACCGACGATAAAGATAATTGGAATACAAGTGGATATACAGAAAGTTATAATAGTTGGGCATCTTACAATTATGATATAACAGAATATATTGGAACCACCAGTGGAGATACTTATTCATCAGGCACCTTTTATGTGTTTAGAGGGGTCAAGCAATATGGGAAGAATTGGACTTCAAGTGATTATATACCTCGTGTAGGGGTCACCGCAGAATTTTTATCAAATAAAATATACTATAAATATAAAACAGATGAGTATGCTACAATAAATACTTTTTACGGAGCATATGATGTATCATCAGCATTTAATAAAGTAATTATAGATTTAACTGATGGTGATATATTTAAGAGATACTATTATGAAAACCAATTAACAGGGGGACATATAAGATCAATTTATACATTACCAATAGGACCAGCAAATTTGAACCTTATGAGTAATGGTGGGTTAATAATATATAGTGGGGCAACATTAACACCGGTAGTTGGAGATTTAATAGACACAACATCATCATACTATAATGTTCATCTACAATATGATAGTGATATAGTAAGTGAAACAATAAAAGTAAATGTAGATCAGAATTGTTACAAACACGATGGAATCCAATTTTTATATCTTGGAGAACTATCTACTTATGAAACTTTTTCAGCAAGGATGGCTGATATAAAAGGTTTTTCAACTAAAAGATCAGAGGTCAAGAAAAACTATAATAATTACAATGGAACTAATTATGGATACTATCTTGGTGATAGAGGTAGAGATGTAGTTAATTTAACGACACAAGAGGAACACGAAGCATATACAGACTGGATTAAAGATGACGAATCAACTGATTTAATGGAACTTTTTAATAGTCCAGATGTTTATATCATTAAAGATGATGGAATATACCCGATCATAATAACTACAAAATCATACGAACAAAAGACAATTAGAAATAATAGATTATTTAATTATAAAATAGGTTTTGAAATGGCCTATGAAAAATTAAGTAATATATAAATGTATTGGTGTGTTTGAAGATGAATATGAAGCACATTTAGCATACGAAAAACAATTAGATAAATATGGATTACTCAATTGAGATTTTGGTTAAAGGAGTTGGTAAATTAGATATACAAACAAAAGATAGTGATGACTTTGGTATTCCTTTAACTTTTAATATAAGTGATATAAAAGATTTTGCTTCAAGAAAAGCAAGTTTTAGTAAAACCATAAAAATACTTGGAACTAAAAATAACAATATAATTTTTGATCAGTTATACGAAATCAAGGGACAGAATTTTGCCTTTGATATGACAGCTAAACACGACTGCGTTTTAATAGTGAATAAAAACCCGGTGATGAATGGATTTTTAGTTCTTAAAAAAATAGAAAAACTTTTAATAGGAAATAAATATCAAGTGGTTTATAATATAGTAATGTTTGATGAAACTAAAAACTTCTTTGAGGAAATTAAAGGTAAAGAATTACAAGATTTAGATTTTAGTAGTGGTTGGACTTATGGTGATATAACTTATGGTGTTGGGGATCACGTATATAATGAAACGACAATAAAGGAAACAGCAGAAAATACTTTTTTAGATGTTTATTGTTATTCTATGGTTGATTATGGATATTATGATGATGAAAAAGTTTTTCCATATAACGATACAATTACAACCAATCTATTATACCCATCAACATACTTAAAACCAGTAGTTGATAAGATTTTTAATGATGCTGGATATTCTTATGAAAGTGATTTTTTAGATGGTAGTTCTCATGGAGGTATATTTAAGCAAATGGTTATGCTTCATAACAATTCAAATGAATATGTTAATTTAAGAATATGTGAATATGTAACTGGTAGTTTTGTTTTTCCATCATCAAATAATAATGGGTTTATACCATTTGGTAGGTTTTATAGCCAATTGATAGGTGGTATATCTACAAGTTATTATGAGGTTGGTGATTTTTATGGTGTGAGTGGATCAAGTGTTGGTATAGAAATACCTTTTGATGGTGATTATGAAATATCTTTAAGATTAGATGTGGGTGATGATGAAGGTGGATTATATGAGTGGCCTTATGGTTTAACTTGTGCTATTGATACTACTTATCATCTTGGAGTAAAATATAGTGATGGAGGCGGTGATACACTACAAACTTGGGACAGCACTTTTTTCAGGGATTATGTAGGTGATGACGAAGCAGTTGGTTGGTTTTGGGAAGGTATTGCTGATACTGGAAATACAGCAGATCTTAAACAAGGTGATATATTATATATGTTTGTTAATGGTGGAACTTATGGTATGGAATATGAACCACCAGCGGATCCTTGTATATCACAACAGGTTTCTGTAACTTTTGATGGTGCTTCAATTGAAGGTGTGTTAGTAAGAGAATTAGATGAAACTTTAAGTGGAACAACAGACGGACCTTTAATTACAATAGACCATATATTACCGAATATGAACCAAGATGATCTTTTAAGAAATTTAATTAAAATGTTTAATCTTTATATTTACACCGAAGATGATCCAAAAAAACTTTATATTGAACCCCGTGATGATTTTTACAAAAAAGGAACATTAGTTAATTGGGATAGAAAAGTAGATTACAATAAAAACATAATAATAAAAACACTTAATAATGATATAGCAAATGAAATTAGATTTGAATATAGTTTAGGTGAAGATTTTTATTCACAAAAATACTTTAATGAGTGGTATGAAACATATGGAACAAAAGTTTTAGAACAAAATAATCCATACTTAAAAGAAAATAAAAGTATTAAATTAGATATACAAAGTTATACTATGTTTAATGAAGATGATGATGAAACAATGCCAAGATTATATGAAAAGGATAATAGCCAACATACTATCTTTGATGATAGAATAGAATTTGAACCGATGATTGCTTTTGAAACAATTGTAGAAAAATCTGGATTGGGATTTAAGGTCGGTAATTTAGAATATGATGCTTATGGAACAACATATAGAAATGCAGGTATAAATAAATTGAAATTTGCTTCACATGCTGGTTTATTTGGTGGTTGGAGTTTTGATTTAAATTATGAAACAACTGGTGAAACTTTTTCTTTTACTGGTTATGATAATACAAGAGGTTTATATAAAATATTCTGGGAAAATTATATGAACGATTTGATTGATGATGATGCCAGAATAGTAGAGTTATATTGTAATTTTGATTTAGCAGATATATTGAAACTTAATTTTAAGAATATAATTTTTATAGATGGTCAAAATTATTATCTACAAAAACTTGAATATGACCCAAGTAAGAAATCTTCAAGTAAAGTAACCCTTCTTAAAGTGATGGATCCAATTGGAGAAGGATCATTTGATAGTTGTTTTTTACTTAAAAATGATAGTGGAGATTATGTTTTAACAGATGATACAGATAGTAAGATAATAATTTGTTAATTTTTATATATATAAGAGAAAGAAAAAAGAAATGATATAAACAATGGATAGTAGGATACGAAATTTGAATTATGAAGGAGCACCAACAGGGACAACTTTATTTATAGTTGATGACGCGAGTTATACCAATGCTGAATATACAACTTTAACAGATGTAAAGGATTATATATTAGATGGATATAGTAGTGATAATACTTTTACAACAGGACAAACATTTGATACAAATACAGGTATATTAAATAATTATAGAAATGATGGAGGAATATACTTTGTAGATTTAGATGGTAGATATGCTTTAAGTGGATCAACAGGAACTAGTGGAACATCTGGAGTAGATGGAGCATCTGGTTCAACAGGAGCATCAGGCACAGACGGCACAAGTGGAACATCAGGAACAGACGGAGTATCAGGAACAAGTGGAACAGATGGACAAGATGGTTCAGTAGGAAATACAGGAACATCAGGAACATCAGGAACAGACGGAGTATCAGGAACTTCGGGAGTAAATGGAACAGACGGCACAAGTGGAACATCAGGAACAAGTGGAACATCAGGAACAGACGGAGTATCAGGAACAAGTGGAACATCAGGAACAGACGGAGTATCAGGAACATCAGGAACAGATGGACCACAAGGACCAGCAGGTGGAACATCAGGAACTAGTGGTGTATCAGGAACATCAGGAACTAGTGGTGATGATGGAGGACAGGGTCCAGCAGGTAATGATGGAACAAGTGGAACAGATGGAACATCAGGTAGTTCAGGCACAAATGGAACAAGTGGAACATCAGGCACAGACGGAACAAGTGGAACATCAGGAACAGACGGAGGATCAGGTAGTTCAGGAACAGACGGAACAGATGGTGCTTTAACTGGAATTACTACTGATAGTAATTTTTATTACTTAAATGATGTTTTATACACACCTGAAATTAATTTAACAGGAACGACTGAATTTACATCTCACCCATCAAATTATTATGGATTGTTTATAGATCAAGAAAATGGTGATGTTTATGCCAATAGTGGAGGAACAGGTGAAACAGGCACATCAGGAACTTCAGGAACAGATGGCACATCAGGAACAGATGGGTTAGATGGAAATGGAACTGCTGGCACAAGTGGAACAGATGGGCAAGATGGAACATCAGGCACTTCAGGAGTAAATGGCGGAACAGGAACATCAGGCACAGACGGATTAACCGGTTCTACTTTTGATGTAGATTTATATTTTACAAATGATATACTTTATAGTCCTTTCTTAACTTTAACAGGAACCACAGGAGCAACGGATCACACTAACTTCAATAACTTATATATCGATACAGATAGTGGAGTTGTTTTTAGTAATACAGGATCAACTGACGGAACATCAGGAACAGACGGAGTAGCAGGAACAAGTGGAGTAGCAGGAACATCAGGAACAAGTGGTGATGATGGTTTATCAGGAACAAGTGGGACAGATGGACAAGATGGTTCAGTAGGAAATACAGGAACTTCAGGGACAGACGGAGTAGCAGGAACAAGTGGGACAGATGGACAAGATGGTTCAGTAGGAAATACAGGAACAAGTGGAACATCAGGAACAGACGGAGTATCAGGAACAAGTGGAACAGATGGACAAGATGGTTCAGTAGGAAATACAGGAACAAGTGGAACATCAGGGACAGACGGTCAAGATGGTAGTGTAGGTGCTTCTGGAACTTCAGGAACTAGTGGTGATGATGGCACATCAGGAACAGACGGCCAAGATGGTTCAATAGGAGTAACAGGAACTAGTGGCACAAGTGGAACAGATGGACAAGACGCATCAGGAACATCAGGAACCAGTGGTAATGATTATGATAGTTGGACTTACAGGGCAATAAATAGTGGTGGGTTTGAAATAAATTCAAGCACCATAACAGCAGGTGATACAGCCAGTATTAAAGAAGGTGATAATATAACTTTAACTTGGTTAGATGATATGATAATTGTTAGTGCCGATAGTGGAGCAACAGGCACATCAGGCACAGATGGAACTTCTGGTGATGATGGAACTTCAGGAACAGATGGAGTAGATGGTAGTGTAGGTGCTTCTGGAACTTCAGGAACTAGTGGTGATGATGGCACATCAGGGACAGACGGTCAAGATGGTAGTGTAGGTGCTTCTGGAACTTCAGGAACATCAGGAACAGACGGTCAAGATGGTAGTGTAGGTGCAACAGGAACATCAGGAACATCAGGAGATGATGGAACATCAGGAACAGATGGAGTAGATGCTTCAGGAACATCAGGAACTAGTGGTGATGACGGAACATCAGGAACAGATGGAGTAGATGCTTCAGGAACATCAGGAACCAGTGGTGAAGATTATGATGGGTGGAATTATAGAGCAGTAAATAGTTCAGGATTAGAAATAGGACATAGTATAATTACTTCAAATGATTATGCCAGTATCAAAGAGGGGACAAATGTTACTTTAACTTGGTTGGATGATTTAATAACTATTAATGCTGGTGCCGGAACATCAGGGACTAGTGGTGTAAATGGATCAACAGGATCAATAGGCCCAACAGGTCCAACAGGTCCAACAGGTCCAACAGGACCAAGTGGAACATCAGGAACAAGTGGTGATGACGGCACATCAGGAACTAGTGGTGATGATGGAACATCAGGCACAGATGGAGATGATTATAGTAGTTGGACTTATAGAGCATTAAATAGTTCAGGGATTGAAATAGGATCAAGTGATATAACAGCAGGAGACACAGCCAGTATCAAGGAGGGCGATAATATAACTTTAACTTGGTTGGATGATTTAATAACTATTAGTGCAGCAGATGGTGCGACTGGAACTTCAGGAACAAGTGGTGATGATGGCACATCAGGAACAGATGGAACATCAGGGACAGATGGCACATCAGGAACTAGTGGTGATGACGGATCAAGTGGAACATCAGGATCAGATGGAGATGGTGTAGTTGAATATATTGGAGTAGGTAGTTATACTTTATCACAATCTTTCGATATAACAGCTGGAACTAAACAAAAAGTTACTATGTTGAGTTCATCAAATAACCATATTGATTATGGTGATTTAGCATATAACAATACTAATGATGGGATCTATGTAGCGAACTCTGGTAATTACAAAGTTCAAGTTAATTTTGATGCTAGGTTTTTAGATCAAAACCCGATGCCAGTTTGGCATTTTAGTATATATGGTGGAACTGGATCAACTGGAACTGCTTTATATCAAAGAAAATATCTTGATAGTGGATCAATTTCAGCATCAGGAACATATAATATGATGATAATTAATAGTAGATGGATTACAAGTGGAAATTATATCTATCTTTATGTAGATGCCGGACTATCAGGGACAATTAATATAGAAAAAGTAGAATGGTGGGTTGAAAGAGTTTATATTTAAAAACTAACCATTTTATATATATAAGTAAGTTCGCAATCTTTAGATTGTGTTTAACTAAAAAAACAAAAGGAACAAATGGCAAATTTTTATTCAACAACAAAGATATTAAATAATGTATATTCAGGTGAAACTCTTAATGTATATGATTATGGATCAGCAGCAGATGTAATTAACACTGTATATGATCCAGTAAATGCAGCACTTAAAGTAAATCTTATTGGTGGTGCTGGCACATCAGGAACATCAGGAGTAGATGGAACAAGTGG